CCCCCGCGTCTCTGAGCGCCGTCATCGAGGAATCGCGACCGCTCGATGAGATCGTTGAGCTCGACGAGGACGAGGGGTACGACGTCTTCGAGGTCGTGGGCCAGGGAGCCGAGGAGGTGGAGTAGTGGGCCGACGCGTTGCGGGTCGAGGCGGACGCCAGGGGCACTTCGGTGGCGCCCCACAGATCACGCCGGAGGCTCCCGGTGGAGGTGGTGGCGGCGGCGTAACCGTCACGTCCATCGACACGGCGGTCGGTGGGTATCGGGATTCCGTCGTCATTGCGGGAACTGGCTTCGAGTCGGGACAGGCTGTCCTTTTCGGCAGCACGAGCGCCGACAACATCGTGTACACGTCATCGATTCGTATCGACTGCGACGTGCCAACCGGAGAGACTGGGCTGACAGATGTGAGCGTTGCTGGTGTCACGCTGTCGGATGCAATACTTCTGCCAGATCTCGAAATTGATTTCGAGGATTACGCTGACACCGCGGCACTAGTTGCTGCAGTCAGCGACAACGGCCACGCCATCTTCAAGGGGATCAATTTCCTTGAGAACAACGGGGCTACGGTTAATCTGGATACAGGTGTGGGCTATGGCGTTCTTACGAAGTCAATGCGGTATGACTACGAAGACCGCACGGGTGCGGGAGGCAGTCGGTGTAATCAACAAAACGCGACTGTGTGCGTCCGTTCCTTATCGGGCACTGAGTTGTGGGCAGAGTTCTATATCCGGTTTAGCAGCAACTACACAACAGTTACTCCTGCAGGTTGGAGTTGCGGTAATCCGGCAGATCACAAACTTGTGTTCCACCGAGTGCTCCCGAACGGTAAGCGGTACTCACTTAAGACGGGTGTAGGGACAAGTGCCCAGCGATGGGCGGCTTCAACGCCTGGAGCAGAGGATGAGTTTCCAGATCCGTTACCGGACCCGTGGAACGACACCGAGCCACTGCATCCCGATAACTGGTGGGACGCGACATTTTATCGCTTTAGGTTTCACATCCTGCTCTCCACGACCGATCCCGGTTCCGATGGCGTGTACGAAGTCTGGATGGGCGACACGAAAGTGCAAAACATTACAGGGCGGTCAATCTCGGGCGCGACCAGTTGGAAGGACATCTACCTCGGGGCAAACCGTACACCGTCTGATGTAGCCACGAACGTGTGGTGGGGTCGCCTTCGATGGTGGCTCTCTGATCCGTCATGGTAAGAAAGGCAACATAAATGCGTGTACCAGCAGGATGGGAAACAAACCTTACGGCAGCGGCACGCGATGGCACAACACTAACCGCGAGTGGTACGCCTCATGCTGAAGCGGCGTCATACACCGAGATCATCACTAGCACCGCCGCACAGGTAGAATCAGTGCAAGCCCTTGCAACGGGGCTGAGTGCCGGGGGGTCGGATACAAGTTGTCTGCTAGACCTTGCCACTGGAGCATCGTCTAGCGAAGTGGACTTCCTCACGGACTGGTCTATTGGAGGAGCAAACAATCCAGGTGGTGCCGGTGGTGGACGCTCTATCATTCTGCCGTTCCGTGCTGCATCAGCTTCTCGTATTAGTAGCCGCATTCGAGCACTTGTTGCTTCGGAGACAGCAGAAATTTCTGTTTGGCTCCTACAGACCGAGACGGACCTCGACAACGTTGGTGCGTGGGTAACGTACGGCGTAGACACAGCGAACAGTCGTGGTACGACTGTCCCGCCCGCCAGTGGATCATACGGGGCATGGACAGAGATTGGGACGACGAGTGAGGCGCACAATCTGTTGATTCCATCCCTTGATCTCTTTTCGGATACCAATGTCTCCACAAACGCGACAACTTTGCTTCGCCTTGGCTATGGAGCAACAACGGGATCACACGCGAACGACTCAGCATTTACAACCGCCAGCGGCACGATCATCGACTTTCCGTGGGCTTTCTATTGCGGTTCTGGAGAATCAGTTGTGGGTCCATGGCCAACCACACCAATCTACGTTGTCGTCGGCAGTGGCGTCATTCTTCACGCCTGCCTCGCGGCGGGTTCAACAGAAGCGCGAGGTGTGTCGATCCACGGTGCAACAGGAACACTCGTTACAGGCGGAAGTGGAGGCGGCGACGGTCGGGGAATGACGAGAGGGTTGATCTAGCCACGCGACGCGTGGCACAAGGAGACTAAAACGATGGAACATCAACGCGCCTACGGAGCTGATGCTCTATTCTTCTTCCCATTGCTGGATAATGGGGCAGCAGAAGATTTCGAGGCGACACCCGTTACTATCGCGGCCGGGGATATCAAACTCTTCACCGACGCGCAGATTTCCACGAATCCCACGGTTAGAGTGTTGGGGTTCGACTCAGGGAGCGTCGAGCCAAGCAACGGTGACACGCTGGACGAGAACGGTGCAGGAACAGCGACGTGTACGTTTATGTTCGCAGTGGTTGTTGCAGGAACGTGGGGTGGCGGAGACGCATCGGGGTTTATGTTCGTCAAGAGCGTCAGCGGTGATGCGTGGGCTAACAACGACCAGATCGACAACACGACGACTTCGACGTCCGACATCGCGACCGTCCAAAACGATGGTACGGCGCACACGACCGATCTCTTGGCTGGCACAGCGGGACTCTTCGCGCACGTTGGCGAGGGTATCTATGCTATCGCCGCAACTGCCGCCGAGACTTCTTGTCGGCAAGGTCTCTTTACGATCCGTGACCAGACCGCAACAGAAGAATGGGTGGACTCAGCACTTGCATTCGCTACGTTCGGTCACGAGGATGCTCTCGACCCACAGGGCTGTATCCTCACGGACGCCGTTGGGTCCGCGACCGGACAGACCGTCTCGAACATTCGTCTCTCAGGCGCACCAGCGACCGCCCCGAAGAAGGGATACTACTTCGAGATCACGGCCGGGACCGGAATCGGCAACGCGGGATACGTCAAGACATATACGGCGGGCGCCAACTACGAGATTACCCCCTACGTTAATTTGGACACCGCTCTTGACGCCACCTCGACGGTCAAGTTCTACCGAGACGCTCCTCGGGTTCCGGCGCATATCGTCGCAAGCGAGGATATCGATTTCCCAGCGACGCAGATCGCGACCGTGAACGCGCAAGCGGATCTTGCGCTTGCGGATTTCCTCGTCACCTCGATCGATACGTTGACGATTGAGCAGATTTTTGCGCTCATGGCGGCGATGGTCGGCGCGAAGGCTTCGGGTATGGCGACGACGACCGGTACGCTACGGAACGTCGCGGACGACACCGATCGCGTGGTCGCGACCGTTGACGCGAGCGGGAACCGCACCGCGGTCACGCTCGACTTCTCGGACCTCTAGGATGTGGGCCGCGAGGATGTGGGCGAACAGGTACTGGTCGGAGCGCATGTGGGCCGATGGCCCGAACGATACGGGCGCGCCGACCTCCACTTTGGAATCATCGACGCGCACGATGCAGGTCGGAATTGGTGTGGGGGTATAACGTGATGCGTGTTTTTTCGTGGATTCGGGACTGCGTACGGGTGCGGTCGCGGTACGTGTACTTAAATGTGACGCCCGGGAGCGCTACGTACAGGCTTCGTGGTGTCAGTTCAATGAAAAGCGCGCTGGCGTTTCGTCGGAAGATGACCGCTGCGCGACACGACGTAATGATCACTCGCTTTCATCGAGGGCGACTACTGGAAAGGGGTTAGGTCACCATGGCGGGATTCACACCGAACGAAGGCGAGACGCTCATCGGACAAGTCGTTGGGCAGCGAACGCACGCCGACCGGGACGCCGACTTAGAGCTCGGGCTGTTTACGAACGTCTCCCCCGGGGAGACGATCACGGAAGCGACGATCACGGAGCCGACGGGCACGGGGTACGCGCGCATAACGCTGACGGACGCTTCGTGGAGTATGGCGGGCGATCTCTTGAGCTATGCGGAGCAGACGTTCACGGGTGGCGCGGGCGGGTGGACGGGGTCCATTCAGGGGTACTTCATTGCCTCGAAGTCCTCGGGCGGAACGCAGCGCATTCTGTTCATTGAAGTCGACGGGAACGGGCCGTACACGATCAACGAAAACGACACGTACAAGGTGACGCCGAACATTACTGTCGGATAGCGTACAATGGCGACAGAGAGGCGAGCACCGGACGCCATCCTTGCTCAGACGGACCTCTCGGGCGTAGTTGCGGACATTCAGGATGATCCCGACTCGCCCGACGGTAATTGGCTGGTCGCGAGCAGCAACAACGTCAACGTCGACGTAAGGACGAGTTTCCCGACACCGACGGGCAATCCGACGGTTGGGGCGGATCTCCAAGAGTTCCGCGTGTTGTGTCGGCAGTTCGATGAAGGGCAAAGCGGCACCCCGCAGGCGCGTATTGAGTTGTGGGAGAACGGGACCCTTGTGCGTGCCGGGACGGACACCAACGTAGCGGTCGGTGGCGTTGTCCTCGCGTTCACGTGGAACGCGAACGAGCTCGGGACGGCCGACGGCTCGCTGGTCGAGTGTATGGTCGTAGGGACGAAAGCCGGAGGAAGCCCCAGCGCGCGTAACAGCGTTGAGGTGGGGGCCATCGAGTGGAACGTCGACTACTCCTCGACGAGTGCGTATTCGATTACCGGTGACGTGCCGGTAACGTCGACGGTCGCGGCGGTCATGACGGAGGGGCGGGTCCTGTTGGGTGCGGTAGCGTTAGCGCTCACGATCTCGTCCGCGACCGTAGAGGGGCGCACGATAGCGGGCGACGTCTCGGTGACGTCGGTGGTCGCTTCAGCGACTGCGGTGGGGCGCACGATAACGGGTGACGTCTCGGTGACGTCGACGGTATCGTCAGTGACCGTCGAGGGACGTACGATAGCGGGCGTTGTTGCGTTGCCTTTGACGGTGTCGTCGCCAATGGTTGAGGGTCGGGTGTTGGTTGGTGGGGTGACGGTGCCCTTGACGGTGTCGTCGCCAATGGTGGAAGGTCGAGCGCGAGTAGGCGCTGTGGTGGTGCCCTTCGTCGTCGCGGCGGATATGGCGTACGCGACGGGAGGAGCGGAGGCGTACGCGATCACCGGGACCGTGGTGCTGTCCGTGATCGTGGACGCGATAGAGGTGGAGGGGAGGACCGTTGCCGGGACCACGACCGTGCCGTTCACGGTGTCGAGCGGAACGGCTGTAGGAAGGACCGTAGCGGGTACGACGACCGTGCCGTTCACGGTGTCGAGTGGGACGGTTGTCGGGTGGACCGTTGTAGGGGATGTGGGATTCACGCTTACCGTAGAAGCAGGGATGACTTTAGGGGGGACCTCCCCGCCCGCTTCTGTACTGAATACAGCGACGCGTACCGTTATGGTCGCGCTCGGTGTGGGCCTTTAGGAGAACGCAATGGATTTGATCAGAACGAGTGCCGACGCAGCGTCGCCGGGGTGGCCCGGGATTGGCGCGATTGATGCGGACGCCGCAGCGAGCGATACCGTGGACCTCACGGTCGCGTGCCGAGGGATTTACGTGGGCGTGACCGGGAACCTCAAGGTCACGATGCCGGACGGAACGACGCCGACGTTTTTGAATATCGCCGCTGGCGTGGTGCACCCGATCGCCGCGACGCGCGTGTGGTCGACGGGGACGACCGCGACCGGACTGTTCGCGATCCTCTAACGTGACGAAGAGGCGACCGGCAGATGTGCTGCTGGCCTTCGTGACGCGGTACGGGCCGAAAGCGGGTGCGGACGGTCCCCCGCGATTTGTGCGCGAGGTGCTGAAAGCGGAGCCCGACGAGTGGCAAGAGCTGGTGCTTCGCGATTACGGTCGCGGAGAGCGACAGATATCTATCGAGTCGTGCCACGGACCCGGGAAGACGACCGTGCTCGCGTGGCTGATTTTGATCCAGGCCGCGACGCGCTTCCCGCAAAAGACCGCGTGCACGGCGCCGACGGGCGGGCAACTCAGTGACGCGCTGATCGCGGAAGTGAAAACGTGGCACCGGAAGTTGCCTGAGGAGTTGCAGGGGCTCTTTGACATCAAGAGCGACAGGTTATCGCTCGTGTTCGCGCCGGAGCGGAGTTTCGCGACGTTCCGTACGGCGCGACCGGAGAACCCCGAAGCGCTGCAGGGCGTGCACGCGCCGTGGGTGCTCTTGATTGCGGATGAAGCGAGCGGTGTCGCTGGCGCGATTTTCGAGTCCGCGATCGGATCGATGTCGGGGTCGCACGCGTGCACGATTCTCGCGGGGAATCCCGTTCGAACGACGGGGTTCTTCTTCAACTCGCAGCACGGGGACGGCGCAACGCGCTGGAAGCGGTACCACATCAGCGGGATCGAGGGCCCGCACTGCGGCGAGAACTCGTACGTCAGCAAGCGCGTGGACCCCGAGTTCGTGGCGATGGTCGCCGCCGAGTACGGGGAGGACTCGAACGCGTTTCGCGTTCGCGTCTTAGGGCGACCACCGAAGTCCGATAGCGACGCGATCGTCCCGTTCGAGTGGGTGGAGGCCGCGTACAATCGCGACGTGAAAGTGAACCCGCTCGCGCCGATCGTGTGGGGCGTCGATGTCGCGCGAAGCGGGAACGACCTCGTAACGCTCGCGAAGCGTAAAGCGAACACTTTGTGCGAAGCGATCAAGTACTGGCCCGCGGCGGAACTGAACGACGTGATGTTGGTGGTGGGGCTCGTCAAGTCCGAGTGGGACATGACGATTCTCACGGAGCGGCCGAAAGCGATTCTCGTGGACGCGATCGGGTTGGGCGCGGGGGTAGCGGACAGACTCCGGGAGCTCGGGTTGCCGTGTCAGGCGGTGAACGTGTCCGAGAAGCCCGCGCTGGATGGGTCGAGGTATCGGAATTTGCGCACGGAACTGTGGTTCGCGATGCGCGATTGGTTCGGGAAGTTCGATTGCTACATTCCGCGCGACGAAAAGTTGCTGCAGGAGCTTGCGGCGCAGAAGTATAAGGTGCTGGATTCCAGTGGGAAGGTGATCGCGCTCCCGAAAGACGAAATGCGCAAGTTCATCCACCCGCGGAGGTCACCGGATCGCGCTGACGCGCTGATGCTGACGTTTTCGCAGACCGCGGCGTCGATTATTCACGGGGCGAGCGCTTCGAACTGGAAAAAGAAGCTCGTGCGGGGCGTGAAGGGGGTCGTGTGAGTTGGCTCGACGCGCTTTTCGACTTCTTGAGCAAGTTTTGGCCGTTCGATGTCGTCGATGAGTGGGAGCAGGGCGTATTCCTGTTTTTTGGGCGCGTCGTGCGCCGCGGGGTGATGAAATCACCGCTGAGGCCGGGATTGTACGTGTTTTTGCCGTGGTTTTCGCGGATCGTGATGATCGATATGCAACCGGACCCCGTGCGAACGCCGATGTTGCAGGTGACGTTGAGCGATGGGACGCCTTTGTCGTACAGCTTGACCGCGATTTATCGCGTGGTGAACGCGGTGGACGCGCTCACGAAAATTAACGATTACGAGAAGTCCGTGTACGAGCTGGTCGCCTCGAAAGCGAGCGAGAAGATCGCCGCGGTGGACGCCGAGCGCTTGACGTACGATAAGCGCACGCGGTTCTTGAGCGATTTGTTGCGGTGGATGGACGAGGACACGCAGCAGTACGGGATTCAGATGATGAGCGTCCGCCTCACGAACTTTGCGTTGGGGATCAAGGCGTACCGCTTCATGACGGACAGCGCGTTGAGCGCTGGATTCGAGGGGGAAGGCGAATAGATGCCAGCACTTTCAGGGTACGATGAGAAAACGCTCGACGACATAGAGAACGTCGTCGGTCAAATGATCGATGACGCTGTGGCGTACAATCAGTCGCAGCTCTCGGCGGATCGCGAACTCGCGACCGACTATTACTACGCGCGACCGTTCGGAAACGAAGAGGAAGGTCGCTCGAAGGTGGTGTCGACGGACGTACGCGATGTCGTACGCGGGTTACTCCCGACGCTGTTGCGGATTTTCTGGTCACCGGAGCACATCGTGCGGTACGAGGGCGTGGGGCCGGAAGATGAGGACGCCGCGGCGCAAGCGACGGATTACGTGAGGCACATCGTGATGTCGCGTGACAATCGCGGGATGCTGACGTTCCACGGGTGGTTCAAGGAGGCGCTCATTCGCCGGACGGGAATCGTGAAGTGGTGGTGGGAGGAGCGCGAGGTGGTGGAGGAGGACAAGTACTCCGGCCTTTCGCAGGAGGACGTGATGGCGCTCATGGCGGACGCCTCGGTAGAGGTGGAGATCACCGGGGAGCGCGTGGCGCCCATTCAGATCGAAGGGGAGAGCGTGATGCTCCCGGTGTTCGACGCGAGAGTGACGCGCACTCGGGATAAGGGGTACGCGCGGTTTGCAGTTGTGCCTCCTGAAGAGATTTCATGGAGTGAGGACGCGCGCTCACCTGATGACGCGCGCATCATTGTGCACTCGATGGAGAAGAAGGTATACGAGCTGCTGGAGATGGGGTACGACGAAGAGGACATCGAAGAGCACGTCGGTCCCTCGGAAGTGCGGACGTCTTCCGTAGAAGAGCGCGCGAGGCGCACGGACCAGACGCCGGACCCCACGCGCGGAGACAAGGTGCAGGACCCCCTGACGCGACCGGTTCGGTACGACGAAGCGTACGTGCGTATGGAAGTGGAGAAGGGCGAGGGCGTGCGACTGAACCGCATGGCGTTCATCGGGAACCAGCACAAGTTGCTCGATATCGAGCCCCTGAGTTCGCTGCCGTTCGGGTTCTTGTGTCCCGACCCCGAGCCGCACGCGATCGAAGGGCGCTCGGTCGCGGACGACGCGATGGATCTGCAGCGCATCAATAGCGCGATCTTGCGTGGGACGCTGGATTCGTTGTCGCTGTCGTTGACGCCGCGCACGGAAGTCGTCGAGCAGCACGTGAACCTCTTGGACTTGATGAACACCGAGATCGGTGCCGTCGTGCGCACGACCGCGCCCGGGATGATTCGCGAGATCGCGCACAGTTTCGTGGGCCGCGACTCGATCCCGATGCTGGAGTACCTGGGGACCGTGAAGGAGGACCGCACGGCGCATTCGCGTGCCGCTGCGGGTCTCGATGCGGACGCTTTGCAGAGCTCGACGAAAATGGCCGTTGCGCGGACGTTCAGTGCGTCGCAACAGCGCGTCGAGTTGATCGCGAGCTTATTCGCGGAGACGGGCGTCAAGGATCTCTTTGCTGGGCTGTTGGAATTGATCATCAAGCATCAGGACCGCGCGCGAGTCGTCAGGCTTCGTGGGAAGTACGTTGAGATCGATCCGCGCTCATGGAACGCTGAGATGGACGTCGTCGTGAACGTAGCGCTCGGTGCGGGGCCTCCTGAAGAGCGATTGCTGTTCATGGAGAAGGTGATAGGGAAGCAGGAGCAGCTCATGGCGACGCTGGGCCCCGACAATCCTATCGTGGGTTTCGCGGAGTACTCGTCCGCGCTTGGGGACTCGATGAGGCTGGGTGGAGAGCGAAACGGAGAGAAGTACTTCAAGCCCGTTGACCCGCAGCAGGCGCAGCAGCTCGCGCAGAAGATGGCGCAGCAAGCGCAGGGGCAAGGGCAGGACCCCGCGGCGATGGCGATCGCGGAAGCGGAGCAGCAGAAGGCTCAAGCGTCGGTCGCGAAGATGCAGGCCGACACGCAGATCAAACAGCAGGAGCTGCAGCTCAAAGCGCAAGAGATGGAGTTACGCGACGACCGCGAGCGAGACAAACAGGCCGCGGACATCGCGTTGGCGATTAAGGAGATGGAGCTGAAGTACGAGACGTCGATCGCGAGAGAAGAGATCGGCGCAGAGGTCGCGCTGCAGCGCGCGCAACTCGATAGCGTCACGAAGGTCGCTATCGCGGACAGACAACAAGGAGCGGATACCGAATGACTGACCAAGCGGACGCACGTGAGCGCATTATGCGCGAGGCGCGCGAAGCGGGGCAAGCGTTAGACGACCCCGCGTGGCGTAGGGCGGTTGAGCACGTACAAGAGAACATAGAACAGCAATGGAAAGCTGGAGAAACGACGGTCGCCCGCGAGACCGCACACTATCAGTGGAGAGCGCTCCGCGATGTGCTGGTCCAGCTTCAAATGGCATTTCAACGCGGGGAGGCACTGCGGAAACACGACGAGCAACAAGCCTCCAAACGGAAAGGGCGTAAACGATCATGACACCACCTGAAGGGGAACAACCCACTGAGGGACTCTCCGTGCAGCAGGGTGCCGCTGCGCTACTGGACCTTCCTCCCGTCACGGGACAAGAAGACGAGCCAGCACCGCAGAAAGAAGGAGACGACAAGCCGGAACCGAAAGTCGACGACGATGACGCGGACCTCGAAGCGCTCGCAGCGCTTGACGAGCACTCCGACGAAGACGAAGCCGACAAAGAGGAAGGCGATGACGTCGAGCAGGAAGACGAAGGGACCGCGGACGACGACGACGTAACTGACGACGACGAAGCGAAGCCCGAGCTGGTCACGATCGTTGTGGACGGCAAGGAAGAGCAAGTCACTCAGGACGAATTGAAGGCCGGGTACCAGCGTCAAGCGAGCACAACGCGTAAAGCGCAAGCGCTCGCGGAAGAACGACGGGCTTTTGAGGCCGAGCAAACGGAAACGAGGGCGCAGCGCGATAGGTACGCGAAGGAAGTCGCTGCGATCCTGGCGCAGCAGAAGGCCGCGAACGTCGATTGGGAGAAGCTGAAGGAGGAGGACCCCGACGCGTATGCGGTAAAGTGGGCGGACCACCAGCGTCATCAAGAGCAGGTGGCGAGCGCGAAGGCCGAACTCGACCGGATCACGGCCGAGCAGCAGTCCGAGCAAGCTGCGCAGGCGGACGCGTACGTTGCGGATCAGCAGGTGAAACTGCGAGAGGCGATACCGGAGTTGAAGGAGGCCTCGACCGGCAAGAAGTTGGTTGCTGATTTGATGACCTACGGAGAGGGTATGGGGTTCACGGAAGACGAGATCAATCGCGTAGCGGATCACCGGTTGATCGTTCTACTCGATAAAGCGCGAAAGCATGATGCGCTCGTCGAGCGCCTAACGGCCGTGCGCGAGAAGCGCGCGGAGTCCCATAAGAAGCCCGCGAAGCCGAATGCGAGCACGCCTCGAAAGCGAAACCGTCGACACGTCGACGCCGAGAAGGCGCTTCAACGATTACAAGAGACGGGGTCCTTGAAGGATGGGGTCCATGCTCTGATGTCCTTACCGGACGAAACAGGAGAGTAATAACTCAAGATGGCAATCGTATCGAACACGTATTTGACGTTTGACTCCAAGGGAAACCGGGAGCAACTCGCCAATACGATCTACAGCATTTCGCCCGAGGAGACGCCGATCGTCTCGCAGATGGCGAAAGAAAACGCGAAGGGTGTGCTGTTCGAGTGGCAGACTGATGCACTGGCTGCGGTGGACTCCGCTAATGCCGTGCTGCAGGGTGACGACGTAACGAGCTTCGCGGCCGTGACGCCGACCGTTCGGGTGGGTAACTACACGAACATCTCTCGGAAGACGCTCATCATCGCGGGAACGCAGGAAGCGATCGAGAAGGCCGGTCGATCGAGTGAGCTCGCGTATCAGACCGCAAAGCGCGGGAAGGAAATGAAACGCGATATCGAGGCAATGATTCTGCAGTACAATTCGGGCGGCGTGGCCGGTGCGAGCACGACGATTCCGAGGACCGCGGGACTGTTGTCGTGGGTGAAGTCGAACGACGACTTCGGTGCGACGGGCGCGAGCCCGGTGTACACGTCGGGCGTGCCGGGTGCTGGGCGTACCGATGGAACGCAGCGCGCGTTTACGGAGACGATCTTGAAGAGCGTTCTCCAAACCGCGTGGACCTCGGGTGCTGACGTCAACAAGTTTCAGTTGTTCGTTGGTCCCGTGAACAAGCAGAAGGTGTCCGCGTTCTCTGGTGTTGTGACGAGGAATTACGACATCAGCAAGCCGAAGCCTACCGCGGTGATCGCTGCGGCTGACGTATACGTCAGTGACTTCGGTACCATCAGCGTCATGCCGTCTCGGTGGCAGCGCGAACGCGACGCGTGGTTCCTCGATTTCGAGTACCTCGCGCTCGCTCATTTGCGTCCGTTCAAGCGGGAACCCCTCGCGAAAACGGGTGACTCAACGAAGCTCATGTTGTTACAGGAGTGGGGGTTGAAGGTTCGACAGGAAGCTGCGCTCGGGTTGGCGGCTGACCTGACCACCACATAGATCGATCTCGGTGGAGTGATACCTCACGGTTCGCTTTTGGAACTGTGAGGTATCACACCGCGATGTGGCTCGTGTGATACGAGCCGGAAAGGAAAAACGATGGCGCACCCGGTGCTAGTATACGCATCTCTGGATTTGGTGTCCGCTGACATCGTCGTGATCGCGGAGTACGTGTCGGACGAGATCGGCGTGATTCAGTCTCAGTACCAGCTCAATGCGAGCGTGGACGAACACCTCCAGTGGATGCAAGACGTGATGGACCTCGTGGCGAATAGGTTCTCCTAGGCCATGAAGATCGCGATCTGTACACCGGTATGGGGGCGATTACTCACGACGGAGATGTTTTGGGAGGGAGTCACGCGCTTGCGAGAGGCGTGGCTCCCCCACCAGCTCTCGGTGTACGTCAGTGGGAACCAGCCAGACCATAAGGCGCTTTGTGAGCGCTATGGTGGAGAGTGGGTTGAGGCACCGAATAGGTTAGGGCAAAAGTGGAGCGACGCGTCCGAGCGCGCGTGGAGGGATGGCGCGGACTACTTCATTGTGTTGGGGTCCGACGACATCATGAGCGATGCGCTCGCGGAGCGATACAAGGCCGAGATGGAGCGCGGCGTGAAGTATTCAGGAATCATGAACGTCATTATGATCGACCCCGTTGAGTCGAAAGCGATGATGCTGTTGGGGCACAAGTCGACCCCAATGCGTGATCGCTGGACCGAGGTGATCGGTGCGGGACGGTTGATGTCTCGTGGGGTGCTGGACGTTGTCGATGGACGACCGTGGCCCGATAAACTTTCTCGGGGCGCGGATTGGCGCATGACGGTCAACTTGCAACGGCACGGGGTCGCGGGAGTGGACTCGCGCATCAAGACGGGCGGGGACGCGTGGATGATGGACGTGAAGGGCGCGGGGAACTTATGGCCGTACGAGAAGGTGGATCGTCAAGCGAACTCTGAGATCATTGAGCCGTTGGATTACGAAGAGGTGTTGATGCTGTTGCCCGAGAAAGAGCTGGCAATTATACGAAAGCTCGAAGGCGCAAAGTGTCATCACTGCGGGCAGAGGATGCCGTTATGAAAGAGAGACTCTTCGATGTGGACTCGCCCGCGAATATAGCGCACGTGTGGCACGAGGATCACGATGGGATCGTGACGATGGAGTCGAAGCAGGACGTCGACGATATCGTTGCGGATGCGAAAGCGCGCTTTCGGTGTTTCGATGAGCGCACACCGTGGAAGGGAGAGTTTCATCACGTGGCGCGCATTCCGATGACGCTCGTGACGCAGATGATGCGCGAAGGGATATGGGGAGATAAGGACGCCATGCGCAAGTGGCTGAACGACCCCGATAACAGCGTGTTCCGTACGCGCCCGGGTCGCGTATGAAGAAGCCAGCGCCCGTACGGATCGCGATATGCGTTCCGAGTCGAGGGACCGTGCCGATAGGATTCGCGACGGATCTCGCGGAGCTCGTGATGTTCACGACGACAACGCTCGTGAACGATGGTGTGCTCGACCTCGGGATTATTGTAGGTGAGAACACGTACATCACGAAGAACAGGCAGGATCTCGCGGAGCAAGCGCTTCGTGATGGAGCGACGCACTTGCTGTGGTTGGATGACGACATGCGCTTTCCGCAGGATACGCTCTTGCGATTGTTTTCTCGCGGGAAGGATATCGTCGGCGTGAACTACGTGACGCGCCGGATGCCGACGATCCCGATCACGATTCAGACGACCGGGCTCGAAGAGGGCACCATAAAGAAGCGGTTGTTCCCTTCAGAGGAGGACCCCGCGCTCGTGCCCGTGGACGCGGTCGGATTCGGGGCGGTCCTGATCAGGGCGCCCGTGTTCAATACGATCGGTCCCAGGCCGTGGTTTGAGCAGTACTTCAGCCGGGAGCACGATTGTTGGATAGGGGAGGACGTACACTTCTGTATGCTCGCTCGGGCCGCTGGGCATACGGTATGGGTGGATACGGAGCTCTCGACGGAAATCGCGCACTGCGGTGCGTTTGAGTACAGGCTCGATCACGCGATCGCGTGGCGAGAGGAAGGGTTAAGCGATGGCACTGAATAGCTTCTCGGCGTTGAAGGCCTCGGTTGCGGATTGGTTGAACCGGACGAATTTGACGACGCAGATACCGGACTTCATTACGCTCTTCGAGGCGCAGCTCAAGCGGCGCGTGGAGGTCGAGTACACGCAGAGCATTCCGTTCGCAATTTCCGCGGAGACCGTTGCGTTGCCTTCGGACTGTAAGAACGTGCTGTCGCTGTACTTTGACGACGGGATCAGGCAGGGAGAGATCGAGACAGGGACGCCCGAGTACATCGCGGGGCTGCAGGGCCGTCGTATTAACTTGACGACGGGCGTGCCATCGTACGGAGCGATCGTCGATAACGGCACGAAGATCGAGTTCTCGCCCACGCCGAATCAGACGTACACCGCGAAGCTCAAGTACGTCGTGAAGCTCGTGGCGCTGAGTGATACCGCTACATCGAATTGGGTGCTTAATGAGCATCCAGACGTGTACCTGTGGGGCACGCTGATGCAAGCGGAGAAGTTCTTGAAGAACGATCCGCGCGTCGCGACGTGGGAGCGGGAGCTGGAGAAGGCGCTCGCGGAACTCAAATTGTTCATCGAGCGGCGTAAGGTTGCGAACACGCTCATTCAGCGGCCTCGCCGCACGATACCGTAAGGGGAACACATGGCTGACACCACCACCACCAATTATGCGTTCACGAAGCCCGAGGTGGGCGCGTCGGGGGGCTCGTGGGGCACGAAGCTCAACACGGATCTCGACTCGATCGACTCTGAAATTAAGGACCGAGAAGATGAGGCCGCGGCCGCGCAGACGACGGCGGACGCCGCGTTGCCGAAAGCTGGTGGCGTGATGACCGGGCGCGTGGACGTGTTCGCGTCGCAGTTCGTGCGTACGGATCTCGGGAGCGTCTCGGGT